TTCTTACTTTTTCAGCTAATTCAATTTCGTTTCCATTTTCTGAATGCTTATACATATTACGGTAATAGTTATCTAATTCGACAACTAGCATTCTCCATTTAAAACCGTTCATGCAGTCTTTTATTTCGTCTGCATCTTCAAAACTATCGAACTCTAATATTACTTTACTCATGTTCTATTTCTATTTCTACTTCATAACCTAATTTATTCAATGTGAATTTCAAAGCATCTTCAACGTTATCCCCTGAATATTCATTTTCGCATTTTTCTCCATTTACTTCAATGCTTACACCATAATCATAGCAACAACCATCGCCACAAGTATAGTCCCAATTTCTTAATATTATTTTTACTTTTTTACTCATTTTTTTAAGGTTATATGTTTAAATTTTATTTTTATTTTAAGGTTATATGCTTAAAAAAGTGTCGTTAATCGTGCCACTTGTCCAAATTCTTTATGAAAAATGAACCCCTCAATAGCTAAAGGCGAATGTTGGTATCCTGATTTATGATGCCAACTATCTGCTGGACTTGGACTTCTTAAAGACTCTATTTGAACGCTCATAATGTCTTTACTTGTTTTGTGGTGTATATGGTTTGTAAACCAATAACGGTGTTTACATTTATGCCAAAATTCACTTGCTTCATGACACATAAGCAAAGGTAAATCATTTTGCTTTGCACCGTCCCCGTGTGTTGTACCGATAATATTTTGACCGTAGATTGAATATTTTCTATGACTTGGCGACCTATTAAATTCAATATTTGGGTGGTTATTATACCATGAATATAAACTATCCATTAAGAAAAAACCTGACATTTCATCATGATTAGATACGTTGTAAACAACTTCTAAATCTGCAATAGATACAAGTGTTTGAATTATATCAATATACAATTGTTTAGCCATTAAGAACGCTGAAAACCATTTTTCGTGAGAATCTTGCTGCGTTCCTTTCGTTGTTTGTCCTTTGGTGTTGTCGGTGTTTAGTATATCGTTACCAACTATTAATATAATTTTATCAATGTTGAATCCCTCCGATTTTTTTATTATACTCGCAACTGCATCTCTAACTCTTTGTACTGCAATTTGTGAGTTGTACTCTTGACCTGTTTCAAAAGCATCACATAACTTATTTATATGTACATCACTAGGCGAAATAAATAAACAATGTGAATCCTCATCTGATTTATTTCTTATTATTTGAATATGGTTAGGTCTTAAATCTTTTACGCTACCTATAAAATCTTCTTTAAAATCTTCGTAGTTAAATATATTGTTTTCCCCTTTAACATTGATTGAGTAGTTTTTTCCTTTATACCAATAATGTTTTACTTTTTCGGGGTCTATTCCTACTTTATCGCATTCGTCTAATATACCTTTGTCAACTCTAGTGCTGATTAATTTAGATATACTTCTTCGTTTATTATCATTAAATTCAATATTTAATTCTTTGCACATTAAACGAGCAGTTTCCCGCTTTGAGTTGTTGGAACTGTATAATTCCATTATTCTGTCGATATTCTCAACCATAAACTAATTAATTAATACATAAAAAAAGCAACGCTAACTTAATAACGTTGCTAAATTAAATATTTTTATTAACTAATTACTTTTTAATTAATTCTTTTATCTTTTTATCTATTTCTTTTTTCTTTTTATCACTTACATATAATTTGCAAGTTTCTAAAGTTTTAATTAAATATTCAAATTTCATGTTCTTTCAAGTATAAATCAATTAAAAATTTTGTTTTTTCTAAATCTTCTTTAAAGTTTCCTTTCTTACGACATCTTATCACTCGCTTAATAATATCAAATTCATATGAATTAAGCTGTTTTTCTTCGCTAAACTTATAAAGTGAACCTTTGCTATTATCGTAGTGTTTAGGTGTCTTTAAATCGATTGTTTCTACTTCTGTTTTATATCCGTAATCTCCAGGTTCAGAATAAAACGAATATTGTGAACTATCAAAACTAGTTCCGTAATAATTAATCGGATAGATTATACTATCACTTTCTATTACTGTACCCGTAAATTTGTCTTTGTTAAGTCTAGTTACTTTAACTTTAAACTTTAATTCTTTGTGTATTCCAATCATTTGTCTTCTGTTATTATTAAATTATCAATAAAAAATTGTTTTAGTAAAATGTATATTTCGCTTTGTTGGTCAATAGCTTCTAAACTTGCTGAACCTATTAAAACGTTGTCGGTATTTCTAAATTTCTTCATTAATGTTCTAGCATTGTTAACCATATGCTTATCAAAAATATCACGTCTAATAGTTGTATTATCAATTAAATCCTCTAAAATATCAGAAATAAAAGGTAATAATATTGACGTTGCAACTAGTTTTTGGTTTATTGTTAAATTCTTAATCATTTTCTTCGTTATTTACGTACCAACCACAACACTTTTTACTTACTGCAAACGCTTTAAAATCCTTTCTAAAGAACCTTTGCTTTCTTATCATGGCTCTTGACCATTCTTTAATTATTATTCTTTTACTTTTTTTATTCATAATATAAATCATTATCGTAATTATCAATGTAGTTGCATACATCATTACCTTGTTTCATGCCTTTTGAATATAATGGATTATGAGAATATACTCCTCTAGTTATTTTAAAATTATTATCATATGATAAATAAAATTTTAATCTTATACATGAATTTCTATTTATATAACGTGAAACACTAACTAGATTTAATTCTCTTCCAGCTTCTCTTGTAGACTCGAAAGTATTTATTAGTTTACCCTCTAAATCAAATTGATATACTATTTTTTTACTTTTCATTTTCTTTATTTTTATTTAAATAATTAAAATAACGCTCTTCTAATTCTAAATCATCAAACATTTCTTTAATATCCATTTTAGGATTAATAAAACTATCGTTTCTAGGTTTTAAATAATCATCTGTTAACTGTTCTAGTTCCTGACGTTGCTCAATACTTGCCAAAACTATCCAAATAAATATAACTATCAGTCCAAATAATGCAGTTAATAAAGCTGCTGTATACATTACTTTCATTTTATTTCGTTTAAATATTTATCAATCTTTTTTAAATTCAATTCTGTAAAGTTTACACGATAATTTAACCATAAACTTAAACTTGTTTTGCACATACCTAAATCAATTAATTCTTTATGTACAATTGATTTACCTTGCTCTCCATTCTTATAATAACTAGAAATAATATTAAATACTTCTTCACGTTTTAAATCGTTTCTTTGCTTTAATTCTTCGCTTATTCTACCCATTACTTAAATTTTTTGTTGTAATAATCTTCGCCACTAAACCAATATTCATAATTAGTTACTCCTGATGATTTTTTTAACTTATCTCCATGAGCTTCAATAATCTGTTGTTTTTCTTGTTCTAGTTTATAGTTCAATAGTTCTATTATTTGCTCTCTAGTGAATGTTGACTGCATCCTATCAATTTCAAATGAATGTATCAACTGTTGTATTGTTGTTCTCATTTACCGTATTTTATTTTGTTGTTTAAATTGTGAATGTAGTTTATCCAATCGTTAAATGTGTTTAAAGGATTGTTTGGAACTACTGTATTTTGAATGTTTTTCTTTTTTGGATTGTATGTGTTTAAATCCCATGTTATATTTGTTTTCATCTTAAAATGCTTTAGTTGTAAATATTGCTCTTAACTCTGTGTTTATTTCGTCTACTGTTTCCTTAAATACTTTGTCATTATATTCTAAATAATTATCTACTGTTTTAACTCCATGTAGTACCGTAGCGTGGTCTTTTTTACCACATATTAAACCAATTCTTTTAAGGTTTAGATTAGTGTTATTTCGTAGATACCACATTAACAACTGCCTTTTAAAAACTAAATCTCTACTTCTACAGACTAAACTAATTTTATGCTTTTGGATAATTGTTTTAACTCTAAATATATGTTCAGTTTTTTTAAGTTCAGAACCGCATATTCTCATTATACGGTACTGATATGGTAATTCAAATTTATACATTGTAAGTAAGATTATAATTAATAGATTCTACTTCTTTTTCAAATTGGTTAATGAACTCTTTTGATAGGCTCATTTCATCAATTGACTTTCCACCTAATGAAATATTAGTTAATGATTTCAAATAACCTAAACCATCTTCATCATGAGAACCACCACCAAACTCATGACTATCTGTATCGATATCATAATTAAATTCAATGTTGTTATCAGTATTTGAATAAATGATTAGTTTATCATCTTCTAATAACAATTCGAACTCATCTTGTTCGTCTAAAATACTTTCTTCAATATGGTAAAGTAAACCAGTTTTAACACCGTTTAAATTAGCTAAATCTTCATTAACATAGCTTCTAAAATACTTTCCGTTTACGAATAATAAATAAATTGTTTGCATAATTTCTATTTGTTTAATTGTTAACTCTGAAGCAAATATACATATTCTTTTTTAATTATTAATCAAATTTAATAATAAATATTTAAGTTTATTTCATAAAAAAACCTAACTCATTACAAGCTAGGTTATTAAAGGTTAAATTATTTTTTGTTAAAAGGGTAAACTATCGTCTTTTTTAGGTTCATTAACCACGTTTTCAGCTTCCTTTTCAGCTACTTTGATATTTCCATCTGTAAAAACTACTCTACCGTTTGCGATGTATTGTTTTTGAACTTTACTTTCACGTTCTTCTTTACTTTGGCTATATGCCATTGATACGTTGTTTCCGTATCGTGTGTCATCATTCACAAAGATTTGAGTATTTAAATACTTCCCGTCTACTAATTTGCTTTTATCTACTTTAGATAAATCGATACTTAAATTTAAAATTGTTGCCATACTTATTATTTATTTATTATTGGTTATTATTTAATTAATTCTTTTATTGCTGACAATGTAACTATAAACATATACGGGTCATTTAATGTTTCTTTTTCTTTAATAGCTTTATTAATAATATCAATTACATCATCAATTAACATTATAGCGTTATGATTATTTTTATTAAATACTAAATGCCTAATATAATCCGACATATTCATATAGTTAGCAGCAGCTATGTCAATTAAATTACTTTTTTCTTCTTCACTTAATCTCACATTAAGATTTACTAATTTACTTTCCATTTTATTTATTTTTAACTGATAAACTACTTTTACTAAACGTTACTATTGGCACTTCCAAAACCTCTCCCGTTTGTTCATTAAGCGAAGATATATTATTCTTTTGGTTTTCGTAAACAGATTTATATTTATTTTCAATTTGAACTAGGTTTTCTTTTGCGACTTTCCACTCATCAATATTTTTAAAATCGAATTGTTTTCTACCCTCAACACGTGTGAATTGATACGTACCTATTTTAAACGTTTTGTCATACTTTTCTGATTCGTTATAAGCTAATTCATCTATTTGCTTTTTCGCTTCGTTAAAACGCTTCTCTAACTCTTTAAAGACTGCGAATGCTTCTAATGAGTTTGTAAATCCTAAATCAACGTTTCTTATTACTAAATCAATTTGATTTTGAATAACATTAATTGAATCAGTTGTTAAACTAACACCATTGTAGTTTTCTTCCATGTACTGTTGTTCTTCTCTATTTTGCATAATTCTATTTTTTTTTTGTAAATATATTAATTTTTGTTGTATTTGCGTAATTAGTTACGCCTATCAGCTAGTTAGCAGCCATTTAAAACAAAGAACTTTTCAGCCTTATCTCTGAACTTACCAACTCCAAATATCCTTACCATAAAGTCATCACCTATGGCTTCAATAAACTCACCTTCTTTTAAGTGTGGTTCATCTCCAATCACACTTTCATAAATCGGATAGAATAAACGGCTGCTAACAGCAGGTATATTCAATGTCGAGCATCGAGTGTAATCAGAGTTTAGTTTTTCAATCAAATCTTGTGTTGTCATATAGTTTAATTTTTCAAATTCGGCACTAAATATACCTGCAAA